CAGGCTGGATTCCATCGCCCATACGCTTTAAGGTCGGCCAGTCGCTTGCGGGTAATACCGGGCTTGATGTCCCTGTTCTCTAGAATAAGGACAAAGCTGTCGTAGTTGGTCGTACAGCCCATTTCGAGTTGCTTCGAAACTCTCTGTCGATTGCCTTTCACGCGCTTACTCATTATCGGTTCTCCTTTATCCACGTGATTACCTTATTGAATGCCTCTTGTCGCTGGGTGTCCTTTTTGTTGATGCTTTTGAGTTGGTTTATAGCCATTTGGGCGTACTGTAGACCGTAGGAGAAGGTTAGGTGGATTCGCTTCTCGGGCTGCTCCGGCTCTTCCACGGTCTCCTCTTCTTCTTCCTCCTCCTCTTCGACGAGGCCGGAGACGACGTTCTCGACGGCCCTCTTCACGTCTTTGGCGATTACGGCCCTGCCTTCCTTCTCGGCCTGTGCCGTTGCCATGTTCCATGCCTGCCGCTGCTGGTCCGGGTCGTCCAGCACAGTGAGTTCTCGAACCTGCCGTTCGTTGGTAGGAATGGGGCCCATGGACCCCAAACTCCTTGCTGCACCCGAGGCACATATCACGCGATCGGCGTATCGCTTGTCCATTTCCCACTTGTCCTTGCAGTATGCCTCGAACGTGTCGTGGGTATCGCGGTACAGGCGGCTACTGCGGATCTCGGCCAGGGCAAGGCCGACCTCGATAAATGAGGCCATCCCCCGGGTGATCGTGGCTTCCAGTTCGTCTCTCCGCTGTGATTCTGAGGCTACAAGTAGATCGTTCATGTGGCTACCTCCTTCACAAAAACATGCCCGACGGGGCAGACGGGTGATATTGTCGCTTTGCCGCCAGGTACGCGGCGCGGGCTTCGGTAGGGGTGTCGTAGAGGCCGAGGTACTTCTGGACGCGATCCGCGCAGATATGCGCGATGTATTTGCGCGTCGCCTTGTTCCAGCAGTAGCCTTTCACGTGACGGTTCTGCTGGTTCTGGCCTCTCGTGACGATCCTGATCATATCCCGGCGGTTATCGAGGGTATTGTGGTAGATGTGATCGCATTGCCGTTTATCGCCTCGTTCCAGGCCGAGGATGCGCCGGTGCATAAGTTCCTGCCTCCACTTCCCATTTGCCAGCCGAACGTTCCGGGTGGCGTAAAAACTGCGCGGGTGGGGGCCCCACACCGCGTACCACTTGAACTGGCTGATGTCCTCATAGTCCTCGTCATCGACCAATGCGTATTGGCCCTGCGTTAGCGGAATGAGCGCCATGACGGTATCTCCAAAAGGAGCCCCGACAGCCGGATGATTGAGATGCCTACTCGGAGGAGGGCGCCGGCCGCCGGGACACGAAATCTTGGAACAGCAACATCTCAATCATGCCAGCAATATTGCACCATCACATCACCTTCGTCAAGTAAAATAGTAGAATTATCTTGACAATACTCTGTTTTCTGCTGTAGTGTTACGAATATGGAAAACGTGCTACTCGAAATCACGGGTCACGTGCGGGAGTTGCGAAGACTCCTGGTGGTCCTGATGGGCAGGGAGGGGGCCGATACAGACAGCCTGGACGCCCGAATGGACGAACTGGGTATCTGGCAGGCAAAGCTTCGACAGGCAAGTGAATAGGGCATTTGGGACGCGCACCGTTGTGAAACTGGAGCGCACAAATGAAGCAAACAGAGGTTGAAACAGAACTGACTGTCCGGCAACTGGCCGCTGTCGATCCGGCCTACTGGGCTTGGTATAACCGCATTCAACTCCAGCACGGGCAATTCAGCTTCGCCGACCACGAATACCAGCGCGAGCCGATGTCCTACACCGGCCGCCGCAAGTGCTGTTTGAAAGCCACGCAAGGCGGTTTTACCGAGGGCGAGGTCCTCATCAGTCTCCACGGCATGATTGTCGGCCGTTATCCGCTTGGCGTACTCTACATGTTCCCCACGACGGACGATATCGGCGAGTTCTCCAAGAGCCGGTTCGGGCCTATGATTTCCGCCAACCATCGGACGATCGGCCAGTATGTGCGCAATACCGATACCGCTGCGCTGAAGCAGGTCGGGCACGCCAACCTGTTCCTGCGCGGTGCCCGCCTGAACCAGAAGATTGAGGAAGACTCCCGGGAATCGTCTAAGTTGCGGGGTATCAGCGTCGATCGCTGCGTCTTCGACGAATACGACTTGATGGACCCCGATGCAGTGGCCAAGGCCAGGGGCCGGGTCGGGCACAGTACAGTCAAGGAAGAGATATTCCTGAGCAATCCGACCCTGCCGGACTTCGGGATCGACCTGATCTTTCGCCAGAGCGATCAGCGGCATTGGTTCCGCCGTTGCGGGTGTGGGGCGTTTACCTGTGCGGAGCTATCCTTCCCGGAATGCGTCCATCTATACCCCAAGGGCGAGTCGGTCGACGGCAAGCTCGGTTATATCGCCTGTAGCAAGTGCGGCAAGCCTGTCCCCGTCCGAGACGGTGAGTGGGTGCCTCAGGCACGGGAGAATACCGAGTACATGCAGGGCTACCGCTGGTCGCAATTGACCAGTGTCTACAACGACCCGGCAGAGATCCTGAGCGACTTCAACGACCCGCCCGAGGGCAATCTCGCGGACGTGTATCGCCTGCGTCTGGGCCTGCCGTACGCGGCGACGGAGGACCGCCTGCAAGAGAGTCAGGTATTCGGCTGCTGCAACGACTTCCTGCCGTCCCCTTCTCATCCGGGCCCGGCGGCGATGGGCGTTGATGTGGGTAAGACCAAGCACGTTATCATCGGCCTGCGAACGGGCCGGGACCAGTACGAGGTTCTCCGGGCCACGACCCTAACGGAATGGTCCGATATTCACGATTTGGCCAGGCGATACAACGTGCGGTCGGCTGTAATCGATATCCGGCCCTACGAAGATTCGGCCCGGGCCTTCCAGAAGCAGGCGTCCTACCCCGTCTATCTCTGCGAGTACAGCGAGTCGATGACGAGTGGCCCCCAGTACAACCCCAATACCGGCGTAGTGAAGGTCAATCGTACGGAGATCATGGACCGGACGCATCGCCTGGTGGCTACAGAGGGAATGCTGCGCGTGCCACGCCTGTGCGAGGAGACGAAGTTGCTGGCCCAGCAACTGTGCGGGGTCGCCAAGTACAAGGAAAAGAACAAGCGGACGGGGGTCATAGTCTACCGCTACAAGTCGGTGGGCTCTGTGGGTGATCATCTACGCCACGCCCTCGGCTACTTCCTACTGGCGGCCTCGGGCGGCAAGGTGGCCCAGTACCGCTCGGCCGGCTCCGGCCAACAGCGCCGGGCCATCAATAACTTCCACGTGGGGGCGAGGCGATGACATGGCGAATAAAACGGCACAAATGCGCGCTAACGAAGAGGCTATCAAGCAGAAGATCGTGCGGGCCCACCGGGCCGGCCTGACGGATAAGAACGGTCGGGGCCTCGTACGGCCCGTTGTCGGGACCGGGCACCTGCACTTCACGACTGTCCCGGTCGGACCGGAACGGTACAACGTCTGGCCCCGGGATCGGGACGGGAATCTCATAGGAGACGACTGAGATGGGATCTGGATTCACAGAACTGATACAAATGTACCTCGCTACCCGGAAGCCGAAGAGTCCCCGCATGCCGAAAATACAGCAGCCGGAGCCACTACCGAATCAGACCAGTGAAGAGGCCATGATGGCGGCCGAGTCCCTGGCCCGTCGTCGGCGCGGGGCGAGCAGTACGTTGCTGAGCGGTGAGGGCGGCCAGATGAACGTGGGCAAGAAGCGATTGCTCGGGGGTTGATATGAGTAAGGCGCAAGACGTTGTTGATCTGTTCGAGGCCGAGGCGGGAAGGGCTGCCAATTTCCTGAATCTCTGGCAGGAGACGTCCGAGTACGAATCCCAGATGGAGAACGCCATTACGACCCGTCAGATCGACGGCCAGGCCCAGCGGGTCGATCTGGTCGATACCACGGCCGTATTCGACGCCCTGGATATGGCCTCCGGCCTGTCGTCGCTCATGGTGCCGCCCGGTCAGCCGTTCTTTGCCGTCGAGTCCGACGATACCGATGCCAACGAAGACGACGACGCCAAGCGGTGGATGAGTCGCGCTACCAGTAAGGCGCACGATTGCATTTGGGGTTCCAATTTCCTCGTCCAGTTCGATGAATTCCTCAAGAGTTGGGTCACGTTCGGCGAGGGGGCCCTCTTCAGCGACTTCGGGAAGAAGTTGAAGCTGAACTACCGCGAGTACCCCGCCGGCTCGTACCATTACCAGGAGGACAGCGAGCGCATGCCGGACGTGTTCCTGGAGCGGTTCGAGTACACGGCCAAACAGGCGGTGGAAGAGTTCAAAGACCGGGTGCCCGACGATATCAGTAAGGCCGCCGGCGATCCGAAGCGGGCGACGGAAAAGTTCGAGTTCGTTCACGTCTGCCGGCCCCGCGCCGAGCGGAATACGGCCTTTATCGATGCGGTCAATATGCCGTACGAGGAGATATTCGTCGAGGTCAAGACCAAGACGATCGTCCGGGAATCGGGCGGCTTCGAGGATTTTCCCTACCATATCAGTCGGTACGCCAAGAGCTCTAAGGAATCGAGGGGCCGGGGCGTCGGGGTCTTTGTCTTGCCGCAAGTCCGGAGCCTCAATGCGATGAAGTTTGATTTCATCGAGTGCGCCAATCGCCATAACAACCCGCCGAAGGAAGTGGGACCGGGCGTCGAGGGACAGGTCGACGTGACGCCGGGGGCGCTGAATCATGTTGCCACCATGGGCCAGATCAGGGCGATCGAAGGGGCCCTGGGTAATTTCCCCGTTACGGCCGAACTGATCGCTTCCGAGCGGCAGGAAATCCACCGTGCCTTCATGGGCGATACTCTGAACCAATTACAAAATCTTCAGGGCGACCGCCGCACAACAACGGAGATCAACGAGCGGCTGCGCGAGGGACTGCGGCGACTGGCCCAGCCTGTGGGGCGACTCATAGCCGAGTTGATGACCCCGATCATTACCCGATCCATTCTTCTGTTGATTCGCAACGGCCAGATCGCCCCGCCGCCCCCCATCTTACAGGGCAAGGGCATCCGGATAGGCTACGTCAGCTTCCTGGTCCTCATGCTGAGGCAGTACCAGACACAGGCATTCGAGCGATGGGTCGCGTTCGTCGCCGGAGCCGACCAGATATTCCCGGGTGTTAAGGACAATGTGGACGCCGACTCCGCCATTCGCGATATGGCCGATTCGTTCGGGGTCAAGGCCGAACACAAGCGCACGATTCGCAGTCGCGATGCCCTGCGGAAGCAGCGGTCGCAGGACCTGGCGGCCGAGCAGGCGGCAGAGGCCCAGGCGCAGTTGGCCCAAGGCTACAAACAGACGACCCGGGCCCCGGAAGAGGGTTCTCTGGCCGAGGCGGTGCTGAATGGCTGACGGTTATACAAGCCAGCGTGAAGTCAAAGTGATGACCCGACAGGCGGCCGAGGCCGAGCGGCTGCGCGAGCAGAAGCGGATTGCCGGGATGTTCCACCGCGTCTTCGACGGATCGGACGGGGCAGACCTGCTGGAGTGGTTCAGTATCGAGTGTATGGAGCATTCCATGACGCTGTCGGTCGGACATCCGGACGTGTCGGCATTCAATGAGGGCAAGCGGGCCGTGATACTGAGGATACGTGCTGTGTTAGGAGTGAAGCTATGAGTCGGGCCCGGAAGAAGAGAACGGATGTTGTCCAGTCCGCGCTCGATATCGCCCCGGAGCCCGTCGCCCCGGTGAGGCGTTGCGGGCGATGCGCCCATTACTCGCCGGCCGCCAAAATGTGCCATGAGGGACCGAACTTCATCCGGCGAGTCGAGAGCGATTGGTGTGGCCGGTTCAAAGAGAAGTCACTGAAGGAAGGCTAGGAGTATCGTTATGGAAGACCTACTGACAGCAGAGACAGATGTGGGGACTGAATCGCAGACGGACGGCGATCAGCAGACGGGCGATCAGACCCAGGAAACGGAGCCCGTCCTGTCGCCCCTGGTCGGCGCCGACGGCAAGTTCGCCGAGGGCTGGCGCGATCGCATCCACGAAGACTATCGCGGTGAGCCGTGCCTGGATGTCATCGGCGACAACTTCGATGCCATGGTGAAGAACTACGTCTACGCGCAGAAGATGCGGGGCAAAAACACCGTGGCCGTACCCACCGACAAGAGCGACCAGTCGGAATGGGATATGTTCTTCGAGGCCACGGGCCGGCCGACCCTGGCCGCCGACTACAAGATCGAGAAACCCGCCGAGATGCCGGACGAACTGTGGAGTTCCGAGCGGGCC